CAACCAGGGATGCAATAATTTTTTTCATGCGTAGTATGCCTCATAGTATTTGACAATGCCATTAGTATTTACATTACCTTGCGAAACCCAATCATGCACACATTCGTAAATACTTTGATTAGTATATCTAGGTGATCCGTCAGAACAAATTTGAGAACCAAATCTTTTGAGTAGAATGTTTAGTCCTTGTGTGCGAACATCCATTCTCTCATCACTATAACGCCAATCTTGGTTCATTTTTTAACTACACCCCAACCATTACCAGAGTTCCAACCACCAGGTCCTTCGTGAAAGTTCTCAGAACCACCCTGAGTTTCTGCTACGGTATTCCAATTTTTTGTTGCCATCTCATACATCATCTGATGAATATTTTCAGGTTCTTCACCTGCTTCTTCACGTCGTTTTTCTTCTTGCATCTTCATTTCAGTTTCTTGCTCCATATAATCCTTTTGCTTTTCAGTGATTGTAGAAGGGCAACCGTATGAAGAAGAAAACCATTCATCAACAGGATTCAAAACAGGAGCAGGAACTCCAACATATGCTTTATCCTGATCATCATCTAAATGTTCACAATCAACTTTATCTTCATCAATGGCACATTCAATATCATTAGGTTTTTGAGAAAATAATTTGGACAAGATTTTTTTAATCATGACTGCCAGTAATAGTGGTAAAAGTTTCCTTTAGGATGACACATTGGGTCTTCAGAAGCAACTCTGTATTTGAGCATTCGTTGACCTTTGAAATCGGTTCTGCCATTGAGAACCTTAGACCATAATAGAATATTTTGTTTTCCTTTTGGGGAATTCAGTTTATTCACAAGTTTTGAATTCGTATGAATCCACTTATGAGTATATATACCCTCATATTGTCCTGGGGCATGTACTACCTCAGATACTGTATCTGGAAATTTGTCAGATATTACTCTGTTTAGTACAGAAGCAGCAACACAGTATTCATCAGCAGTATTTTTTGCTGCTTCTACTTGAACAACTTTTGCAAGATAGTGATAATCAATTGGTGTTAATGTTAGAAGCAACTCAAGCATCAATCTTCTCCAAGATATTCTAGTGAATAAACTTCATGATCTTCTACTTCTGGGTCCAACCATTCTTCAAACTCCATTCGAAGAGCATGAGCATTCTCAACAGACTCTAATACATTATCAGATTTCATATCACAAAGAGTGTGCAGTCTATCGATTGCCCAATCATGTGTCTTTGAGAGAGTCTCTTCCAAAGTTACCATAGTCTTTTCGCATGTAGCGTCCGAGAATGTTGCTATTATAGAACGCAGGAGTACCGTTGTCAAGTGCCTCAGATAAGACATTATTCAAGAATAATTGTTTTGTTTCTTCAAAATTACAAGTTCCTTTTGTTTTATGTAAAGAAAGAATCTCTCTCTTAAAGAAAACTCTATTGGAAATCTTTTTGATATCTTCTTTTAATTCTGGACAAGATCCGTAATACCGCTTCCAATCACTCTCTTGTTTTTGTTTTCGTTTCTTTCCTGGTGGGGTTCTAAAAGACCAAAAATACTTTCTTCCAATGTACGATCGTCCGTTGAGGAGATTGGTAATTTTATAAACAAAACCAAAGTTGTCCCCAATAGAATCACTATCAAAAGGTTGTTCCAAGTATAACCAAGGATTCTCATAGCTCATCTTATAGATCTCAATGAGCTATTATTTATCTTTAACCCAGACAAACCTAGTCTAGCAATAAAAAAGCACCCTGTCAAGGGTGCTAAGTATTATTTCAATTTTATATCACTTTTTATTACGTGCTTCAATCTCCTTATTTTGTCTCATAATGTCTTTGATGCTACCAGAAATACCTGTGAATCCTGGTTTAGAAGGATCTGTCTGCTTCTTAGAATCATCCTTATAACCACCAGCAGCACGGGCAGCAGCACGATTCTCGTCAATTGCAATGAAAGATTCAATCTCTTTATCAGAGAACTTACCAGTTGCTTTGAGTGCTTCAATCTCTTCACTCATGCGGTTGACAACCTTCTGTGCCTGACGCTTGATGAATCCTTTGATACCCTTCTTTGTCTCTTTCTTCTTTCTATCAACTGCTGCCTTTGCCTTACCAGGTGCGCTTGTAACGGCATGTGCTGCCTTACGACCTGCTCTCCTTACCTCATCCTTGGCAATAGAACCAGCAATCTGAGCTCCTGCTACAGCACCCTTTGCCTTCGATTTTACTGCCTTTATTGCTTCACCTGCCTTTCTCTGGGCATATTTAACCTGACCTGCTCTACGCTTCCGTCTCGCTGCCCTATCAATCCCTTGTGCTGCTTTCTTCGATGCTCTTACAGCACTATCATAATATGAATCACTTACTTCACAGAGAACGCTGTCGATGTACAGATCAGTTGCCTCATCGACCATATCAATTGCTTCTTCCTCCCCATAACCCTCTTCGATGAGATCATCAACTAACTCATCGAAGGTTTCATCAAGAAGTTCTTCTGAAAAATCTACAGTTTCATAAACACTACTATAGAGATCTCTAAGTTCTCCGTATTCTGATTGCGATAAGGATTTCATTTTAATTTCTTTATACCCTTTATAAGGATATTTATAAAAAAAGAGGGTCTTATTGACCCTCCTTATATGCTTCATATCCATCATAATCACCGAACATATATGCATCAGACAATGCTGCGTCTCTATATGCTCTTAGGGCATCCTCACGGAATGCCTCAAATTCGTCATAGGGAAAATCCTGCGAAGGTGTTTTCTGTAACGTCTTGCTTGATTCCTCCGACGATATAGGATTCGACTTCGGTTTCTTGAGGAGCAACTTGGAGTCCTTTGGAAGAAATCCAATGCTCTGTCCAAGGAAGTGGATTATTCTTTGCAGGTATGTCATAGATTGGTTTGAGTCCGATTGCTTTCATCCTACGATTGGCAATCCATTCCACATACTGCTGAAGCAGTTTATCATTCAAACCAATCATAGATCCATCCTTGAACAGATACTCTGCCCAAAGTTTTTCTTGGTTGACACAGTTCTCAAAAGTATTGATCAACCACTGCTCTTCCTCCTGGAAGATTTTCTTCATTTCAGGATCATCACCCTCTCTCCACTTCTTCAGAATATTCTGAGTGATGGCAAGATGCTGATTCTCATCTCTGGCAATCAGACCGATGATTTTTGCACTTCCTTCCATAAGCTTGAGTTCGCCAAAAGCAAAACTGCAAGCAAAGGATACGTAAAAGCGAATACCTTCAAGAATATTAACGTTTGCAACTGCTCTGAAGAGTTTGCGCTTGAGTTCATACCTTGCTTCTTGTGCGTAGGGGACTTCTTCTAATGCATGTTTCCAGTCATTGCTGTTATCCCATTGATGGGCAGCATTGATGAAGTCATTGTATGCCTGAGTGACACTCATGGCACGTTCTACGATGCGATCATCAGTCAAGATGTGATCAAACACATCCGAAGGATCTGAATAAACATTCTTGATGATGTGAGTGTATGAACGACTGTGAATCATTTCCATGAATCCCCAGACTTCCATACATGCTTCTAATTCAGGGAGTGAGCAGTAAGGGATAAAAGCCATCCCAGGACCACGCCCTTGTACAGAATCCAGCATGATCTGGTATTTAAGATTGCTGGTAAAAATGTGCTTCTGCTCAGGACGTAATGTCTGATAGTCCGCACGGTCTTTTTGGAGGGAGACCTCCTCAGGTCTCCAAAAGTATCCCAATTGTTGTGTTGTGAGTTTATCAAAGATTGGATATTTGTAAGAATCATATCTTTGAATACCTAATGGTTTACCAAAGAACATTGGTTGTTTCTTTGTGTCAACTACTTCTGAGTTGAACACGGTCATTGAATCGACCATGGGTTTGCTTTCGCTGTTTGTCTTAAATCTTACAAGACTCACACTCTTCCTCCTCGGCTTGTTCTAACTGTGAAACTAAACTATCAAGAGATTCTGTAGGTTCTTCTACTTCATCAGTCTTAATATCATATGTGTTTTGATAGTAACTGGTCTTCCAACCGTACTTATATGTAGTCAAAAGGTCTTGTGCCATGATGGACACTGGGATCTCATTATTAGGATAATGTTCTGGATTGTAACTCCAGTTACCTGAAATTGCCTGATCAAAGAATTTTTGCATCACAGCAACCACATTAATATAACCACGATTGGACCCCATTTCCCAAAGAAGATCATAATGGTTTTTAAGAGTCGCATATTGAGGAACAATCTGTTTGAGTGGTCCTTTTTTGCTCTTCTTAATGGACAAGTATCCTCTAGGTGGTTCGATTCCGTTGGTTGCATTTGACACAACGGAACTGCTCTCTGAAGGCATTTGTGCGGACAGTGTTGAGTTCCGTACTCCATATTCAAGAATGTCGGACCTAAGACCCTCCCAATCATAGTGAAGCTCATTCGGAACAATCTCGTCTACGTCCTTCTTGTATGTATCGATGGGAAGAATTCCATTCCCATACTTAGTTCTATTACTGTATTCGCAGGCACCTTTTTCTTTGGCAAGTTCCACTGTAGCACGAATCAGATAATACTGGAATGCTTCAGTTAGATCATGAACCAGTTTCCAGGTGCCAGGATCATCATATACAGTGCCATTCTTGGCAATATAATGTGCAAGTCCAATGAACCCGATGCCTAACGAACGACGTGCTCTGGTTGCGATCTCTGCTGCTCTGACGGGATATCCCTGAAAATCAATGAGTTCATCAAGACTCCGAACAGCAAGATCACAGAGAACATCAAGATCCTCAAGATCCCTAATTTTACCAACATTGATAGCGCTAAGAATGCAAAGAGCAATTTCACCATCTGGATCGTCTATGTGTTGTAAAGGTTTAGTAGGGAGAGTGATCTCTTGACACAGATTGCTCATCTCAACCTTGTCCATGAAGGACGAATGAGAATTACAATGGTCGATGTTCATGATGTAGATTCTACCAGTTTCTGCCCTCTCTTTCAAGAGGTCGAAAAATAACTCTTGACCTCCGATAGTCTTGCGTGGAATTGATCCATCTTGTTCATAACC